CGAAGGACAACTTCCGCTTCGAGAATTTCATCAAGCCGACTGACCAGGCTGTAGCAACTGCTAAGATCTTCTGGGCAGGGCAGATGGCGTGCTCGAATTGCAGGATGCAGGCGAAGTTGAATGCCCTGACTGCCTAACCGTAGTCAGATGATGTAACCCCCTCCCCGGGAAACCCCAAGAAAAGGGTAAACTTGTGTGGGAGGGGGCCTTAGAATAGAAGGAGGCCACAAATGGCCTATAGCAAGCAGAATCTTTTCACCGAGTCCGTATCGGCGGTCACAGCGACCCCAAGTGTTGAACTCGGCACACGCAGAGTGGTAGGCGGAGCAGAGTACGTGTATTGCTACAACGGTGACACGGTAGCAGACAAGCGTTGCGTTGTCAAGCCGTTGACAGCGGGTGTGTCCTACACGTTCACGGTGTCGACAGTTGCTGGTTCGATTACACCGTGCATGGGTACGGTAGCCAACGCCACGATCGCAGCAGGCTCGTACGGCTGGGTCTTGACGAAGGGTTACACCAAGGCTGTGCTCGAAGGTCTGGTGACGTACGTTGTTGCTGGCGCGTTGGCCCCTGCTCGTATCATACAAAGTACGGATGGTACGGTTGACTGTGCGACGGGTGGAACGGGTTCGACTGGTCTTACGATCGGATTCCTGACTTCCGCGATCAGCGATGTCACAGGCACATCTGTTGGCGTGTATATCAGCACAGGGTTCTAAAAAATGGGCGAGGGCCCAGAGGTAGCTCCCATCCCCTTGGTGAGCAATCCTCTGGGTCCGGACCCTTTAAAACCAAGGGGAATGTGAGATGAAGAAAGATACAAAGGAAGTAAGCTCTTTGACAGTTGACCCGGCGGTACCGGAAGATGTGCCTACTCTACAGGCCATGTTGAAGGCTGAACGTATCAGGAATGCTGATATGGCGGGGAGACTTGCCACCAGCGTACCCATGCTACTCAGCTATCAACCATATGTGACCCAGGCCCCTTTGGATAAGGGGCAACTATGGGAACAGGCGTGCAGTGCTGATAAAGTCACCACAAATGCCTGGAGTGATGTATGGTTGAAACATATACGTGACAATGTAGCAGATAATGCCGCTGATACCAGGATGGTTGGAGACATGTTTGGGGCATACGCCTATAAACCAGCACTATGTGTGGCAAGTGGGCCAAGTCTCAATAAAAACTTTCACCTTATCAAGGAAGTACCGGCAGAGATACCGGTTATATCGTGTCTACATAACTTTCACAAGTTTATTGACACGGATACTAAATGTACAGCTTTCATGACACTGGATGCAGGCGATGTTGTCATCAGCGAAGTGTCTGAGGGAGGCGCCCACGATGAGAAGTACTATTGGGATGCTACCAAGCACTACACCTTGATAGCAGGTTTGGTAAGTCCACCAGAACTTATCAAAAAGTGGAAGGGCGAAGTGAAGTTCTTCAACGCCACGATACCTGATGAGAAGTTCATGCAGGAACTCCCCAAGATCACGAAGAACAAGTGGGTATACTCAGTAGGAGGCAATACTTTCGGAGCAGTGATGTATCACGCAGCTTGGGTATGGGGTTGCAGGGAGTTGGCGCTTATGGGTGCTGACTTTGCTTTTGACTACATGCACAAGTTCCACAGTTGGGATTCTGCTTATGACAAGCAGTTTCAAGGACTGGTGCCTTGTACGGATATATGGGGTAACAGAGTGTACTCCTGGCAGTCCTACCAGAACTTCAGGTTCTGGACGGAGTTCCAGTGCCAGGGAGGCCAATCAAACCACCACATACGTATCGTAAACTGTACAGAAGGTGGAACATTTGGGGCATACCCACACGGTAATGTGATGTGGGTAGAACAAAAGCTGTTAAAAGACTGGATAGACCAGTCTACACGCTGGGTCAAGTTGAAAGAAGAGATAGAGAAACGCAAGGATGGCGAATATCTTGTAATGTGGTAAACCAAACATAAGGAGGGTGCCAAATGGCATCAACGCTTACATTCACAGCAAAAACAGTCATGGGTGACATGAGAGTATGGATGGGCACCATGACAGCAACGGATGGCACCGATGAGGTGGCAACCGGACTCAAGTACCTCTATGGTGGTGTTGCTACACCGAGTGTTGTACCTGGAGCAGTACCATGGCAGAGCAACCTCGTTCTCAACTCGACCACGAATGGCACGATCAAGTTGACTACCGGTATCTCTGCCGGAGTGTACAACGTGTTGTTCATCGGTAAGTAAGGGAGGCTTTAAATGGCATCAAACTATGTGGCTGTAGCGGCCACTATCACCACTGGTAACGTGCTATCTACAGCAGTGTGCATAGCAGAGTATACCAAGGTGCTGATAGACTGCCCCACGTGGTCCGTGGGTTGTACGACTGCCACTGTAGCATTGGCCCTTGATGGCTGTGATACGATCGACGGCACGTACAGGCCTGTGTACCATCAAGGTGTGTCTTCCGCGGCGTCCGGCGGTGTGTTGTGGGAGATCCTGGGTAACGCCGGGAATATGGTAGCAGCGTATGACGCCCCGGTCAAACCTAAGTACATCAAAGTGCGACTTGGCGGACCCAACACGGCTACAGCGAACGTGCTGTGCAGAGTGGTCATGTATCATGAGTGAAGAAGTTAAGTGTCAGCTTGACGTGTGCGAGAAGCTGTTCGTTAAGCTCAGCATATACTGGCGTTCAGCAATTTTTGGATTACTTACTATTCTTTCATTAGGAGCAGGGGTATGGTGCTGGACGTGGGCGGAGTGGAAGGATATTCAGAAAATACAAGACATGAAGATTGCTGAGATGCAGGAAGCATTCAATGATGTGTCTTATTTGAGAGGTCAGGCCAATGAGATACTTGAGAACCAGAAGATAATCATCAAGTATCTGCAGAAACGTTAAACTAACTAACCAAGGGGAAGAGCAATGGCTACAGAAATGACGTATCGTAAAGCGAAGGTATGGAATAGAAACACGGAGGAATACTCACAAATTGTAAAGGGTGAAAAAGTACACATACCCGCGGGCGGGAGTTTGACAGTAAGCCGCAGGCAGGCCCTGGATATACGCGGTCATTATCCTGGTAAGAACGTGATCACCCGTATTGAGATAGAGCCCATACTGGAGGCTGTGAACGTACAGGAAGACTATGTGGATCACCGTACTGGTAAGACGTTCAGCTCAAAAGAATCTTTATTGAAACATCTGGGCGTAGATCCCATGCTGGTCAATAAGCCTGCAGGTTTTGACTGTGTCATATGTAACAAGAATTTTGACAACAAAGACGAGCTTGTCGCCCACCTCGCTGACTGCGTAAAGTGGCATAGTAATAAAAAGCCAGAGGTTGCGACAGCCAAGAAGTAAGAGGTATACATGATCCCGTCTGATATCCTTTCGAGGGTGCGGGACCAGCTTGTCGAAACCACTGCCGGATTTTGGACTGACGCAGAGATCTACAGGTATATGAGCGATGCGGAGTCCGAGATCAACAACATGGTGGAGTGCAACCAGGTCTCAAAAGCAGCCTCATCCGTCACAGCCACGTCCGGGTATACCCTTCCCACTGATTGTGTGGCAGTGACACGCCTGGAATTTGATGGCGTCCCGTTGAAGCAGATCAATCAGCGAGAACGTACGGCTCTGGATCAACCAGGTCACGGGGGCACTCTACAAAGGGGTGACCCAACCCACTGGTATGTATATGGTGGCATGTCTTATCTATGGCCAGTGCCCACTAATATAAAGACTCTTAATTATTATTACATTGGGCAACCGGTAGCCATCACTACAGCAAGCACATTATTCACAATCCCGCAACAGTATCATGCTGCCATACAGGACTACGTGTTGTACCGGGCCTTCACGAAGGACCAGGATCAGGCAAAAGCAGAGTGGCACAAGCGCGAGTTTATGCAGGGCACCATGGATGCAAGGATGCGTGAGAATCGCAGGCGTTGGGGTGCAGGATTCCCGAAGGTGGTGGGTGACCGTAACTACTCAACCTATGATGGGATCGTGTAATGGCGAAGTTTCTGCCTAACAAAATTACCTTCAAGATACCGGTGTTTGATGGGGGATTGAACACTAAATGGACCGATCTGTCTTGTCCGGATCATATGAGCCCGGACCTGCAACAGGTGGAGTTCACGAACGTGGGAGCTGTATCCCTAGCCAAGGGTTATAACAAGCTTAACACCACTACTCTGGGCAGCTGGGCAGTAGATGGTCTGCATGACTACTACAACGCCACCACGCAGACTGAGGAGTTGATGGCGGCCTGTGGCGGGACAATATACAAGACCACGGCTACAGCGTTCGCAGCACTATCAGGGTCCACTGATGTATTCACAGCGGGTGTTGATATCTGCATGCGTACGGTGGAAGATGAAGTGTACATGACCAACGGTAACAAGCCTGCCCACCGCTATAATGGTACAAACGTTTATACGGTAGGCATGACTTCCCCGGCAGGTACTGCTGACATAGGGATACAAGTGGCGGGAAGCATAATCCCCAACAAAGTGTACCAATACTGCCTGTCTGGTGAGAATGAGAATGGGAATGAATCGAATGCTGTAACAATAACCACGGCATATTCCCTGCCTGTTGGGTATTCTGGTATAGTTCTCACAGGTATCCCGGTATACCCGGGATCAGCCGGAGTATCTACCAAATATCTATACCGTAATACTGCGGGAGTGAACGGGCTATATTACAGGGTGACAGCTTTGTCAGCAGCGCAGACTTCTTATATTGATACTGCTTCCGATTCCTCATTAGTGACCCTGTCACAAACAAACCACAACGCTCCCCCTCTATGTAAATGGTTCTGGTATCACAGGGGCATAATGTTTGCGGCTGGGGATCCTGCCTATCCAATGAGGCTCTATTACAGCACAGCAGGGCACCCTGAGCAATGGCCAGCTATCAACTATCTGGAAATAGGCAAGGGTGATGGGTATCCCATCACTGGCATACGGGTCCTGGGTAACAGCGTGATGGTTCACAAGGGCACGGAGAGCGGGGCTGAGTCTTGCATATGGGTAGTCTATATGCCCGATTCTACAGACGCTACAGGCCCTTCAAACTGGTATATCATCAAGGCGCCCTCTGCCTATGGCACAATGTCCAACAAGTCGTTGGTTGATTTCGAGAATATGATGGCATATATAGCACGATCGGGAGTGTATGCCTATAATGGAGAAAGCATAAGTCCTGCTCCGTCCGTAGCACAGGCAGGACAGTATTTCGCGGCAAGCAGATCAGAGAATATTGATCCCAACGTGTCTGACTGGAATACAACGCTTATGTCCAAAGCGGCTATGATATCACATGACGATAAATTGTGGCTGGCAGTGCCAGAGGGTACTACAGCCCTTGGTAATAACATAATTTATGTGTATGATTATTCTGTTTCAACAAAAGAGCGCGGCGATGGATCTTGGAGCAGGATTGTTGCTCCAACAATAAACAATTTCGCCATATATAATGGTAACCTGGTTGGTGGGACATCAGAATCAACGGGGTATGTATATAACCTTGATTCAGGGTATAGC